CAAACAATTACGCAAGTAACTTAACAACTGAACTTATATTTAAAACTAATGCTTCAACTGGTAGCGCAACTGAAGGTCTGCGCCTAACAAGCACATCGCTATACACCGCAAGCGGCATCAATGTGGGTATTGGGACAAGTAATCCTGCATCTTATGGAGCTTTGGGAGTTGGAAAAGCAATCACCATTGGGTCTATCAGCGTCAGCGCAGGATTTTCTGATGCTGTCTACAATACTCTTAGAATTACTCATGGGAGTGGAAATGTTGGTTTAAATTTTGACGATACTAATTTGATATTTCAAAGTGGTGGTATTTCTCCAACCACCAGAATGACCCTTAACTCTAGTGGCAATCTACAGATTTCGGGCAATTTAGGTATTAATACAACGCCAACAACATCAGGCACAGGCATCACATTCCCCGCAACTCAATCAGCATCATCAGACGCTAATACTTTGGATGACTATGAGGAGGGGACTACTACTGTTACCTTTACACCATCAACATCAGGAACAATCACATTAAGTGCTAGTTATCAAACTCTTGCTTATACAAAAGTTGGTCGATTGGTAACTATAACTGGTGAATTACTTGTAAGTAGCGTTTCTACACCAGTTGGAACTTCTGTAAGTATTGGTAATTTACCCTTTGCGGCAAGTGGTGCTTCAAATGCGTTTGCAAGTGGTTTTGGAATATTAGACCTTGGAACAGGAACTGTTGTAGGTGCTAGAGTTGTTGCTAGTGCTAACTATGTTGATTTGCGAGTAAATGCTTCTACTATTGGCACAAGTTACAACATTATTGTTGGCTTTTCTTACCTGACTTAAACTTAACTACATTGGATTGATGTAGTCGGACACTTAACCAAAGGAAATCAAAATGTCACTTACAAAACAAGCGGTCATTGACCAAATTACAGTAACCGAGAATGGTGTTATTTTCTATCGTGAAGCAACACGCATCATGGAAGATGGCAATCAAATCAGCCAAACCTACCATCGTTCAAGCCTCACACCAGCACAAGACCTGACAGGCGTTCCCGCTAATGTTGTTGCTATTTGCAATACAGTCTGGACAGAAGCGGGAATTGCGGCTTATCAAGCGGCTCAAGAAAGCACAACACCATGATTACTTGGACTATTAGCACAATGGAGAGAGAAGTCTCCAATGGCTTTGTAATAACGGCTCATTGGCAAGCAACTGCTACTGATGGAGACTATACAGCCCAAATCTATTCCACTTGCTCATGGGCAGAAGGAACACCTACGATTCCCTATGCAGACCTGACACAAGAAACAGTCCTTAACTGGGTCTGGGCTAATGGTGTTGACAAGCAAGCCACAGAAGATGCACTAGCAGCTAACATTGCTTTGCAGAAGAATCCTGTGACTGCGACTGGAACTCCTTGGAGTCAAGCATGAAGCTAGAGTTAGAAACAAACGAAGTCCAATTCATTTTGAATGTGTTGGGTCAACTTCCAACTAACTCCAATGCGTATGTGCTTTGGAAAAAGATAGAAGAGCAAGCGGTAGCGCAAGTTCCTAAAGAGGCAGAATAATCATGGCAGTGTCAAGTCAGGACATACTGAACTTCTTGTTGGCTAACCCCAACATGAGTGATAGAGATATTGCTTCGGCAATGGAAACGTATGGCGTGACACCCGCAATGATGGCTCAAGCAGTTGGAATTCCTGTTCAGCAAGTGCAACAAAGATATGAAAGTGTAAAACCACAAGGTTTATTTACTATTCAAGAACCAATTAAAGTACCTGAACCTATCTATACCCCTGAACCTGTTTACACTCCAGAACCTTCTCCAGAGCTAGTTTATACAGAACCTGCTTATATAGCTCCAGAACCAGTTACACAAACAGTTAATCAACCAGTTACCACACCAGAGCCACAACAGACACAAGAGGCAACCACTATGGCGTACACAAGTCAACAAATTGTGGAGTTCTTACTGAAGAACCCAGACATGACTGACGATCAGATCGTCAAGGCTATGGAGACTTACAAAATCTCTCCTGCTCAGATGGCTACGGCTGTTGGCTTGCCAGAAGGACAGATAGCGGCTCGTGTAGCGGCTACAGTACCACCTGGTCAAACAGTTACGCTTGGCGATACGATTGTTCAACCTAAATACACAACAACTGGCTCTGGTGAGAATGAGCAGGTTGGTGGAATTGAGAACGTCATTACCTATAAAACAGTTAATAACAAGGTCGGTGGTGATGTTAACTTTTACTCCCCAACAGGTGAATATCAACAAACTACTAAACAACAAGAAGTAAACGCTACCAAAGACTTTCTGAAGTTTGCCACATTAGCCGCTGGTGGTTTATATGGTCTTGGTGGTTTAGGTGCTACGGGCGCAGGGGCTACATTCGCTGGTGAAGCACTCGCTGATGCAAGTTTACTTTCTGGTGGTGGCGGTACTGCTCTTGGTTCTACTTTGGGTGGGACTACTTTTGCGGGTGAGGCATTGGCTGATGCGGGATTACTTTCTGGTGGAACAACTACTGGAGCATTAACTGCTGGTGGAGTTGGTGGTACTGTTGCAGGAACAGGGGCGGGAGCAAGTAGTACGCTTTCTGGTCTGACGGGAGGTCGCAGTCTTTCAGGTTTAACAGGTGGAAGTAGTCTTTCAGGTTTAACTACTGCTGGTGGTTTGACAGGTGCTAATACTTTGCTTGGTGGCGCAACTCTTGGTTCTACTTTGTCTGGTTTAGGTTCTGGTGTGGGAGGTTCTCTTTTAGGCTCAACACTTGGTTCAACTTTGGGTTCAACTGTTGGCTCAACACTAGGCTCTACTGTTGGTTCTTCATTGGCTTCAACTCTTGGATCAGGATTAGGAACAGGTCTCTCTAATATTGGCACAGGATTAACAAATGCGGCACTTGGTCAATTGCTTTCTACTGGTTTGACTACTGGTGCAGGTCTTCTGCAACAACAAACCTCTAAAGAAGCGGCTGATAAAGCAAGGGCAATGATTGAGGCTGAGACTGCTGCGGCTAAACAATCTGCGGCTTTTAGACCTGTTGGAATGACTACTCGTTTCGGTACTTCACAGTTCCAAATTGATCCTGTAACTGGTCAGTTGACTAGCGCAGGGTACACATTAAGCCCTGAAGCTAAGAACGCTCAAGACCGCTTGGTTAAGTTAGCTGAATCTGGTCTGCAACAAGCAGAAGGCGCACAAGCACAGTTTGCTCCTCTACAGACGGGTGCTCAGAGTTTATTTGGTTTGGGCAACAAGTATTTGGCTCAGAATCCTCAAGATGTTGCACAGAATTATCTCAATCAACAGATGGCTTTGTTGCAACCTGGTCGTGAGTTAGAGTTAGCTAATCTGCAAAACAGACTCCAACAACAAGGTCGTGGCGGTTTATCTGTAGCTCAAGGCGGCTCTTATGGTGCTACTACTCCTGAATTACAGGCTTTGTATAACGCTCGTGCCATGCAAGAGGCTCAATTGGCGGCTCAAGCACAACAAGCAGGTCAACAACAAGTCACTTTTGGTGCGGGATTATTGGGTCAAGGTGCAAGTGCTATGGGTCAATATTATGGTGGTCAACAAGCCGCCTATGCTCCATATACGACTGCTTTGGGACAAGTTCAAGGTTTGGAGACTGCGGCACAACAGCCCTTCTCTATGAGTGCGGCTCTTGCTCAACAAGCGGCTCAAGCGGGTTCTAATGTTGGTCAATTAGGATTAGGTGGTGCTAAATTAAGTACCGCTTTGGCTACAAGCCCTGCGGCTACTACTAATCCCTATGCAACTGCTTTAGGTGGTTTGGGTGCTTCACCTGCCTTTGGTCAAGTTGCGGGTGGATTGTTGGGTGGCGGCTTATCTGGATTGCAATCAATGTTCAGCAATACTGGTTTAGGCGCATCAGGGTTTGGAAGTGGCTTGTCTTATGGCAACCAAGACCTCGGCTTATTCTTGTAAGGATTCATCATGGCAGACAATATCGTAGCGGGTCTATTCGGTTTGAACCCACAAATGTATGGTGAGCAACAACGTACAAGTGCTTTAAATGAGGGAATAGCCCTTGCTCAATTAGACCCTGCGGCTCGTGGTGCGGCTATGACCTATGCGGGTGCTAAAGGCTTTGGTACTGCTTTAGGCGGTGTTATGGGCATTGAAGACCCTCAGTTGAAACTAATCAGTGCTAGGAATGCTATTGCCCAACAGATTGACCAAACCAACCCTGAGTCGATCCTAAAAGGTGCTCAGATGTTGGCTCAAGCTGGCGACCAACAAGGTGCTATGGCTTTGGCTCAGTATGCTCGTCAATCTCAAAGTGAGATGGCTCTGACTCAACAGAGAAAAGCGGCAGAACAAGCATCTTTGGCGACAACTGCTAAAACACAATTGTCTATCAGACAAGAAGAGCAATTGCGTGATGAGTTATCTAAGTTACCTCAAGACGCTACACAAGAGCAAATCCTATCTGTTGTAACTAAATATGGTTCACCAGATAAAGTATTGGCAACTTTACAAGCCTCTGCTGATAGAACTGCTCAAAGAGAGCAATCTGTGCAACTTCAAAGAGAACGTATAGATGCTCAGATTCAAGCCGCAAAAGATCGTGGTGCAACTCAAAAAGAAATTGCCCAAATGCAAATAGATGGTCGCACACAAATTGCTCAATTAGTTGCATCTCTTAAAGGCCCAAGCGCAGCTGTACTGAAGGCTCAAGAAAAAGCTGAAAAGATTGCAGAAGGTAAGGCTGGTCTTTCAGATACTCTTGAAGTAGCAAAAACACTTGTTAATGATATTGCAAAACTTGGTGGTATGACGAGCACTGCAAAACAACCATTAGCAAATTTAGTAACTTCATTGGGTACTGGAACAGTTGGTCAAATGGCTGGTCAAGCGTTTGGAACTCCAACGCAAGCAAAACGAGATGAGCTAAAAAGTGTGAGACTTCAATTGCTTAATGCCGTTAAAGAAGCTACAGGCATGAGCGCACAACAACTAAATTCTAATGTTGAATTAAAAACTTGGCTTGATTCTCTTGGCAGTGAAAAAATGACTAAAGAAGCAAATCTTGCAATCATTAACAATATCTCCAATAGATTCTTAAAGGGAACTATCAATTCCCCTGAAGGCTCTGGCACTGCTTCAAACCCAATTGTTTTAAAGTAAGGAATTAAAATGCCTGTTTATCAATACGAAGGCAAGCATTATGATTTGCCAGAAGGATTATCTAACGATCAGGCTATTGCCAAAATTGAAGGATTTTTAGGAAAAACTACTCCTCCTCAAGCACCTCCTGAAGTTTCTAAAACTGAATTGATGTTTGGAGCTGGCAGTCCTATTGCTCGAACAATAAAAGGAGCGATAGTTGATCCTGCATTGGCAGTTAATCAATTATTGGCAAGCACGGGCTTATTTGGTGGCGAGATTAAAAAAGGCGCAACTCAACTTGTAAGCGATGTTGAGCAAGCTACTCAAGAAGGTCGTGCAAGAGTTGGAAGCACTGGCTTTGACCCTTACCAGATGCTTGGCAATGTTATTAGTCCTGTTAATCGCTTAGTTGGTGCTACACAAGCTCCTTTAGCGGGTGCTGGTCTAATAAGTAACATTGTTCGATCAGGAAGCACTGGTGCGGCTTTAAGTGCTTTGCAACCAGTAAATGCTCCTGTAGATCAGTTTGCTGAACGTAAATTAGAGCAAATGGCTACTGGTTTTGTTTTAGGCCCTGTTGTTGAAGGTGGCGTAAAGGCTGTTGGCGGTCTTTTAAACACACTTAAAGGTCTTACCCCTTCTGGTCGTCAAGAATTCATGCAGAAACAACTGAATGAACTTGCTGGCTCAGATAGAACAAAAGTTATTGAAGCATTGCGTGATGCTAAAGAGATTGTTACTGGCTCTCGCCCAACTGTGGCACAAGCAATTTCTGACATTCCATCTGCGGTTGAATTGGCAGCGGCACAGAGTAAACTTGCTAGTAAAGCCAAAGTATCAGGTCAATTCCAAGAGCGTTTAGTTGAGCAACAAGCGGCTAGAGCAAGAGAAATTCAATCTATTGCTGGAACAGAAGCTCAAAGAGCATCTTTGATTGCCGAAAGAACTGGTGTAACAACTCCAATGCGTGAGACTGCATTAGAACAAGCAAATCTTGCTGGCCCAATATTTACTAAATTAGAAAAGGAAATTTCAGATAAGTTTAATAGCTTAGCTGCGGCTGAACAAACTTCTGGAATGACTGGTTTAGCGGCTACGTTACAACAGGCTGTGGCAACAAAAGGAAGCCCTGGTTGGTTGTCTGCGGGCGATATTGCTTCAGAAGCGGCAAGTCGTGCAAAATCATATAAAGAACTTGCGGGAACATTGCGCGGTGAGGCTCAATTAAAACAATTTCAATTGAATAGTTTAGAGCAAAATGGATTTTTTCCACTGAAGGCTTCTGATCTGACAGATCAACTGGATAAAGCTATTCGTGGCACTACATCAGACCAAAGCAAAGCAGTTTTGCAAGGAATTAGAGAAAAAGTTATATCTAAAGCCGATGAAAATGGTTTGTTAAATAGCCGTGATGTTTATGAAAACATTAGAAAACCATCAAATCAAGATATTGCAAAGTGGCTTGGCTTAGGAGATCAGTTCGCTACTGGTGGTATTCCTCAACAAGCCGCCAATGCTCTAGGAAATGCAAAGAAGTTCATTGATGCTTCACTAGATAAATCTTCAGAAGGTTTGTGGACTAAATACTTAACTTCTTACACCGATTACAGTAAGAAACTTAACCGCATGGAAGTTGGAGATTACTTATCTAAGAGTTTAAACACGCCATTAGGTAAGGAAACTGCGGGTGAATTTGCTACTGCTGTTGAAAATGCCGCTGGAACAATTAAGAAATCTACTGGCATACCAAGGTTTGAGAAATTGTCAGATGTTCTTTCATCCTCTGAAGTTGCATCTGTGAACAATGTATTGGCAGATTTGAAACGTGATTCAAAAGCAAAAGAACTTGCAAGAAAAGTTGGTGCTCTTGATATTGGTGGCCCAGATGTAGTTAAGGAAGCTCCTCAACTGTTAAACAGAACATTTACATTGATGAAGGCTGCTGTTGAGCATTTACAAAGAGGTAATGCTGACGCTTACAACAGGCAAATGGCTGAGTTGATGATGAACCCAGGTGCTTTAGCTCAATTTATGACTGTTGGAATACCAAAAAGTAGAACAAGTGACTTTGTATCGTCAATGATGAAGCTAATGGATGCTCCAACTCGATCTGCATTTGTTCAGTCATTTACAGTACCAGCTGCGGCTAAAGAGGTTGGAACTGAAGTTCCTGTTGAGTAATGATTGATTGGGCTGAAGCAATTATTGCGGCAGTCTGTATTAGTTGTTTTGTCATCTTTTGTAGTTATATTATTGTTTGGGCATTTCCGTGATCGCCTTTCTCTTGGCGGCAACCATAGAGTACCGATGTATTAAGTGGACTTGGACTGGTGATGTTTACAACCGAAAAGTTGTTTGCATTAAGTGGGAGAGAAAGAAATGATCGTTGATCCGATGAGTGCTTTAGCGGGGATTCAATCCGCTATTTCGATGGTTAAGAAGGCGAGTAAGGTCGCCAATGATTTAGGTTCTCTTGCTCCGATGATTGGCAAGATGTTCGATGCCAAGTCTGTAGCTACTAAAGCATTAATTGAGGCAAAGAAGAGTAAAGGCTCAAACATGGGGACTGCTCTCCAGATTGAGATGGCTCTTGAACAGGCTAGGGCGTTTGAGGAAGAGCTAAAGATGCTCTTTATGACCACAGGTAAGGTTGACGTTTGGAACAAGATTAAAGAACGTCAAGCCCAGATGGACATAGATGATGCCAGAGAACTTAGAGCTTTAGAAAGAGCAGAGAAGAAGGCAAAAGAAAAAGAAGCTGAGATGCAAGAGTTAGCCATGATTATTGGTGGTGTTGCTTTTGTCTTGTTTTTGGTATTTGTCGGAATCAATGAACTGATGGACTTTTGCCAAACAACTAGGCAGTGTGGTGGAAGACGATGAATGAGTATCAGAAGACCTTTGATATAGCCTTGAAGATATTTATTTATGGGTGCGTTGCATTATGGTTTCTGGGGTTTCTACGTTTTCTTCCTGACGATCTGTCTGACAGAATTGTTAATCTCCTACTCGGAAAGGTTGGACTTGGTAAATGAAATATCTTTTCGTACTAATACTGCTCACAGGATGTAAAGACGTTTACCGCTATCCCTGCCAGAACCCCGATAACTTCTACACACCAGACTGTCAGAAGCCTAAATGCTTGTTTACCCAACAATGTCCTGAATACTTAGTAGCCCCAATCTTGGAGAAAAAGGTCAATGAACAACCAGAAAAATGAGCTTCTAACTACCGAGGCTTTTGAGGTCAGAGTTTGGGGCTTTGTGGTCATTATGGTGACCTGCATCCTCTGTTTTATCGTCATTGCACTACTTTATTCTGTGACATTCGTCACTCAACCCATCAAAAGTATGGCCCCGATTGACCAAGCCTATACCAAGATGCTGAACGACATTGTTCTGTTGATTGTGGGTGGTATTGGTGGAGTGATGACTAAACGTGCGGCAGGAGCTGTTTCTAAGGCTGTTGGGACTCCTAATCAACCTCAGATGATGCAACCTATGTGTCAGCCAATGGGAGGCTTCCAAGGCGGTTATTCAAACTATGCTTCTCCGCAATCTGCGTATGGTTTACCTTCTCAACCTTTCGGTGCTATGCCTGTTTGGACTAATCCTGAGTTGGATGAATCTTGGACACCTGGCCCTCCTCCCACTACGCCTCCTGACCATTTAGAAGATGACCATGAGCGTATTCAAATGGCTGTTGCTCGACAGGAGGCTGACTAATGTTCGGAATACCTTTACCCTATATCGCCCTTGCTTTGGCTATTGCATTGTTTGGCAGTTATCGAGGTGGCTACCACTTTGGTTGGGAAGATAGAGACAATGACATGAAGATTGCCATTGCTAAAAAGAACGAGGAATCTAGGGCTAAAGAACAGGAACTAGGTTCTAAGTTACAGGATCAGGAAATTCAACTCAGAAAGGCACAAGATGATATCGTTAAGAAACAGTCTGCTATGCACGAGCTTGCTCGCACTGGTAGGTTGCGCCTCCCAACCCCAAGTTGTCCACAAACCAGTACAAGTTCCTCCACTCCCTCTGGAAATACACAACCCATCGATCCCCCTCAAGCCGAATCTGAGCGACAGGTTATTGAAGCTCTTATCGACCTCGCAGCAGACGGAGACAAAGCCATCACCAAACTTAACTCCTGCGTTGCCGCCTATGAAGAAGTAAGGAGAATCGTCAATGGTCAGTAAAGAACAGTTGGCTCAACTTGACATTGGTGAGCAGTGGGTAGATGCTCTAAATGCTACTTTTGAGAGATTTGACATTATGAATCCGCTAAGAAAGGCGGCTTTCATTGGTCAATGTGGGCATGAGTGTGGAAACTTTAAGATGCTCGAAGAGGGCTTATCTTATTCTGCGGCTGGTCTGATGAAAACATGGCCTAAACGCTTTGATGCTGAAAAGGCTCAGGCTTGTCAGAGAAATCCTAAGTTGATTGCCAATGTTGTTTACTCAAATCGCATGGGCAACAGGGATGAAGCCTCTGGGGATGGCTGGCGTTTCCGAGGAAGAGGATGTATACAGCTTACTGGCTCTAGCTCGTATTTTCACGCAGGGAAGGCTCTAGGTGTTGACTTCTGGGCAAACCCTGATCTTGTGGCTACACCTCAGTACGCTGCCCTCACTGCGGGATGGTTTTGGGACACACACAAACTCAACCAATATGCTGATTCTCAAGACTATAAAACCTTAACCAAGAAGATCAATGGTGGGTTTATTGGCTTGGAAGACCGCATCAAACACATCAACCATGCGCTTCAAGTGTTGGCTTCTTAAACTAAATTGTAATAATTCTGATATAAGGTGTTGAAATGCCTAACATTCCTACACCGCAAGATGTTGCTTTATTCGCACAAAGTGTCAAAAAGTGGCAACAAGTGCTGAGTTTGGGTGATTGGAGAATAGAAAAGGGAAGTAAACCCGCAAAGGCGGCTATGGCTTCTGTTGAGTTTAATACTCCTGCTCGGTTGGCTACTTATAGGTTAGGTGACTTTGGTGCTGAGAAGATCACACCAGAATCTCTGGATCAGACTGCTTTGCATGAGTTACTTCATGTGTTTTTGCACGATTTAATGACTGTGGCACAAGACCCTAAATCCTCTCAAGATGAGGTAGAGATGCAAGAGCATAGAGTTATCAATCTGCTAGAAAAGTTACTTTCAAGGGATTCCAATGGGTGCTCATAATGAAACGTGTACGGATATGGAGTTCATCCAACTTTGGGAGAAACTACAATCTGCAACTGAAATAGCCAAACATCTCGGAATTCCCAATAGAGCAGTTCATTTGCGTAGAAGATGGATTGAGGATACCTACAAAGTAACCTTAATAGCAAAAGACCATCGTGGTGCTAACTATGCCGCTAACAGACCTAAATCCTTCTCTCCTTTAAGACAAGTAAAGCTCGGCATACTGGATGGGACTGTCATTGTGTTCTCAGATGCCCACTTCATACCCGGTCAACGTACAACAGCGTTTAAAGGGCTTCTATGGGCTATAGAACAGTTCAAACCCAAAGCTATCATCTGTAACGGGGATGCTTTCGATGGAGCGTCTATATCTCGCCATGATATAACTGACCAACCCCAGACTTCTGTTATCCAAGAGTTGAAAGCTACGCAAGGTGCGTTGAGTGAGATAGAAGAAGTCGCTAAAGCAGCGAGGCACAATGTAAAGCTACTGTTTACATGGGGCAATCACGATATTCGGTTTGGCAACAGATTAGCGCAACACGCACCCCAATTTAAAGAGGTTCAGGGCTTTAAGTTGACAGACCACATCCCAGATTGGGACTTTTGTTGGGCAGTATGGCCTACAGATAACGTAATTGTTAAGCATCGTTACAAAGGTGGTATCCACGCCACACATAATAATACTGTCAATGCGGGAGTTTCTGTCGTTACGGGACACCTTCATAGCCTAAAAGTAACCCCTTTTAGCGACTACAACGGGGTTCGGTACGGGATAGATACGGGTACTTTGGCTGAGACTGATGGGCCACAATTTACTTATGCTGAGATAAATCCAAACAACCACAGATCAGGGTTTGCAGTGTTAAACTTCTTCAATGGTCAGCTTTTATGGCCTGAACTCGTCCATAAATTTGATGAGGATCAAATTCAATTCAGAGGCGAAGTGATTGATGTAGGTGCGTTTTGAGTGCCTGGTTGATTGCTTTGACAGGCTTAATCTACGCATACATTGCGGGTGAACAGCTTATGAAGGGTAACCCACACATGGCGATTGTCTATGCGGGTTACGCTGCTTCAAACGTAGGACTTTACCTACTGGCTAAGTAACTTATAGGTTACTATTCTTTTCCTTGAGTTTGGCTTCCAAATTACAAACAATATTTTTAACGATGGCATTCTCTGTTATCCAATCAGGTGGAAAACCCATGAGAAGAATCATATTGTCTACTTCCGCATCCGTCAGTCCAACCCATGTGCGTTGCCCTAAATGTGAAAATCTATCAACTGGGATTGTTGCTGAAGCATTGGTTACACAATTGCAAGTGTTTGCAGTTCCAAGTTCCCATCGCTCATTACAGTTGTTGCATTGGCTATAAAACATTTTTTTCCTTGAGTTTGGTTTCAATGGCTTTGGCAAAATCAATTGCCCAAGGATGACACTCGGTCTCCCAAAATTCAGACCATTGCAATTTAATCTCCTCATCCGTCAGCCCAACCCATGTGCGCTGTGGTGCAATCTTGTGGCCCTCTGAAGCGCAAACACCTACCCGCAAACAATTGCCTGTTCTTACCTTTGGTTGCTCTGGCTCATAGTCCAGCCCCAACTCTCTGGCGTTCTCTGCCATCTTTTCGAGGGCTTCGTTGGCCAAGGCTTCCTTTATGGCGGTGATGGCTAATTCAATTTCTGGCAAATGCGTCTTTCCTTTCGGGATGTAGTAGCCGTCAACGCAACTGTTTGCCACTTCCAACGCCTCCAATCCCAGCTTCAATGCTTCGTCTTTAGTCATGGATTGCCCCTTGCTCGGATGGCGGCTTCTAAGTCAACAGGGCCACCATAACTTGCAACAAGGTCAATGCACTCGTCAGCAAATCTTTCACGCTCGGCAGAAGCAACAAGGGCGGCAAAGCGTTCAAGAAAATCAGGCTCAATAGGCCATTGATTTTTGGCCTCGTCTGCCATGCGAATAATGTCTTCTCTGTTCATCTAACCCTCCGCAGAGGCTCTTGATACTTCTCTGGTGGAGGTGGTGGAGGAATCATGTTCTCCGAGGGTGGAGTCCATCCATGCTTTCTCCAAAGGGCTTGGACATCCGATCCTGATTCCCATTTAAAGTCTTTTAGAGGAACTGAAGGGTAGCTGATCTTGGAATGTGGTGGTAGTTCTATCATTTTGCTGCCCTCATAACCCTCTGATTGCGACCAAATTTGCCACGTTTGACACCCGAAACCTCAATAAATCCCTTGTCTAACAAAGCACGATACCTTGCCGTTATTGAGGAATATGGGTAATCTGGGAACATACCAAGGATGTCGTCTGAGATACATCCCTCTGGGAAGCCTTTAATAGCCTCATAGACCATTGTTTCTAGCTTGGTAGTATCAACTGCTTGAGCCGCCTGATGGCTCGTTACAGGGTCTTCTCGTCTAGCCAGTTTAAACGCTGGCGTACCAAAGAATCTTTCCATTGATTCTTTCATGCTTCCAAAAATATCATTCATTTATTAACTCCTATTAGTGAGGGTAC